ACATTACCAGTATCAAAGTCACCTTCCATTGAAGTTTTGATAGGTGATCTGTTGAAGTGTTTTAGACCATTTGGAACATCAGTCATGATGAAGAATTTCTTATTAGCAGTTAAGTAGTTGTTTACTACATATCCGCCAGAAATCATTCCCATGTTTCTGATAGCGTTGATATCGTTATCAGCCGTTCCAACTCTGCCAGCAGAATTCATAAGTCTGTCAGCAGTAAATCTTAACGCTGAAGGAATTATTAATTTAGTTCCTTGCGCTGCGATTTTTAGGCCTCTTTCATCAGTTAGTGCAGCAATGTCAATTAAAGACTGCTCTAATGATGTTTCGTTCAACTCAGCAGGTGTTGACAACTCATTTGAAAACGTACCAGCTAATGTAGGGTGGTCAGTAGCACAAAGCTCCTT